AAATATCATACAAAGTAACAAATTTTAAATTATGATAGCTCATTTTTTTGATATAAATAGTTTAATAACTACAAACGCTAAAATATGGTTGGTTTCTAAAATCAAACCATCTATTCCTATAATTAAAATTGACCAATCTGAGTTTAATTTAATTAAAAAAGGAGTTTATAGAAAATTTAATCAACAATTTACAATTGGAAATAAGTCTTATTGGTTAAGTGATAATATCATCAATGATTTGAAAATCAAATGCAAAAAATTAGGTGTTGATATAACTGATTTATCATTTTCTATGCAAGAATTTATGAATCCTAATATAATTGAAAAGTTAGATTATAAAATATGGACAGAAAACTTTGAACATCTTAAAAACACAAATGATGATATTTATATTATATGTTCTAAGAATAGTAAAAAAAACTATGATATTATAATCAAGAAGTTAGAAGAGAAACTAAAAGACTTAGGTCTTGTAGTTAAAGAATATTACTACTTATCAGAGACTTTTTATAACAGAGATAAAGATGATGTATCACAAAAGAAAGTTAAAATACTTATTCAACATTCGATAGGACTTAAAACAGAAATTGACAAATTCATAAATGAAGAAGTAACTCAATATGAGGAGGTAAATTTATATGAGGATGAAATCAATTGTATAGAAGTTTGTAAAGGATCTAGTGAGATAATAAGATTCTTAGTTTCTAACTCAACAGATGAAATAAAAGAATCAGTTAAGTCAATTATCAAAGAAAAACAATTGCTTATAAATATAAATCAAGTAACTTTTAATAAGATTAATAGATTTATAACTACACCAGTTAAGATTGAATGGCAAAATGTAATAAAAACATTTGAGAGTTTTAGATATAAAGGTTAATCTTTTTTCTTATCGTTATCTTTACTCAACATTGCGTTTTTAATCATTTCATTTAACTTTCTATTATCTGTTATTTCACCATCATCAGAGACATTATCATCTCCATCTACCGTTTTAGTAGACTCTGGTTCAATTTCATTATATCCCAAATCTTTTCTTAATGTCTTATAGAATTTCTCTAACTCTGTTTTTTGACCGGATAGGAACTTAGCATTCTCTCTAATTTGACCAATTGTTTGATTGACAACTTCATGCATTCTAGCAGAATTATCACCATTATCAACTTGTCTTAATTGAGATAAAAAGTTTTTTCTTGTCATCTTTGTTAAGAATATACCCTCAGCATACACTGTAGCATCTTCTTTCATTTTATTTTTAATATAAGGGTGTTGTTTTAATTGAGGAACGTCACCTAAATATAAATCAACAAGTGATTCTAATACATCCATAGATTGTTGACTAGCAACTGTTAAATCAGCATCATAGTCATATATCTCGATTTCTCCTAAATCTGGTAAATCTTCCGGTCTTGCTAAATGTTTTGACAAATCAAACTCGCCATTTTCTGATTGAATTTCATCAAACTCATCTTGTATTCTATTTCTTTCTTTATCAGTTTTTGACATAGAGAGTGGTTTTTTACAATATATATAAAAAAATATCTCCTCACCTATGGCTAAAGAGCTAATGGAAAAACAAATGGTCTTTACTACTAAGTTAGTAGATGAGGCAACAGATAAGATAAATGATGGTATTGTTGTTAAACGATACCAAAATCCATGGTTGAAGAGTGAAGTAGGTCTTAGAAGACAAGGTGTTACTTTTAAGATGACTGCGGATGAGCAACAAGAGTATATTAGATGTGCGGTCGATATTCACTACTTTGTAGAAAAGTATTGTAAAGTAAAGAGAGAAGATGGTTCAGTAGGATCTATACTACTAAGAGATTATCAGAAGGAAATACTTGATAATTTTGTTAATAGTAGATTTAATATATTAATGGCTTCTAGTCAAGTTGGTAAGACAATATCAGCGGCAATTTTCATGTTACATAAAATACTATTTGATAACGATAAGAATATAATGATTGTTGCCAATAAAGGAGATACATCAGTAGAAATTGTTGATAAAATTAAATCAATTTATTCATTACTACCATTTTTCTTAAAACCAGGTATTAAAACTTGGAATCAAAAATCATTAACATTTGAAAATGGTTGTAGAATCAAAACATCGGCTAGAACAAAGACTCCAGCTATTGGTTTTACGATTGACGTACTTTACTTAGATGAGTTTGCTCACATTCCATCTAATATCATCGAACCATACTACACGGCCGCCTTTCCAACAACAGCTGCGATACAAAACTCAAAGATTATTATCACATCTACACCAAATGGTATGAATTTATTCCATAAGTTACTTACAGATGCTGAAAGACCCGATGGTGATCCACAAAAGAATAACTATAAGGCAATGAGAGTTTACTGGTATCAAGTACCGGGTCGTTTTGTTAGTTATTTAAGATTAAACAATCATAAACTATATGAATATGGAGTAACAAAAGAAGAGATATTTGATTTATGTAGAGAAAAATGGGGAAGTAAGACTAAAGTAGAAATGGACTATAACTCCGATTTACAAAAAGACATAATACATATTTATAATAATGAGTTCTGTTCTGATGATGAAGTTAAATCTCTAATGTTTATTGATTCAAAAGGATATGAAGTTCCAGTAAGAGCTTTAGCGGAGGTAACAACTTGGAAAGAAGAAGCTATAAAAGATATTGGTGGCGAAGATGCTTTTAATCAAGAGTACGGATTAAGATTTATAAATGCGAGTAAATCTCTTTTAAGTGAGGCTATAATTGATGAATTGTTAAAAAGTAAAAAGAATTATATTTCAGAGGAAATATTTGAATTTAACAAGTTGAAATTTAGTTACAAAGACTTAAAATGGATTGACGATGATGGTGTTTTTATACCAATTAAAAGAAAAGAATATAAATTTGTAATATCTGTCGATATATCAGAAGGATTAGGACAAGATTACTCAGTAGTTAATATATTTAAGATAACAAATAAGTCAAGAGAATTAATAGAATCTCAAAGAGCATCTTATAAATCCATAGTTGACTTTTTTAGATTAGAACAAGTCGGTATATTCAGAAGTAATTTAGTATCTGTTAAACAATTATCAGAATTTTTATATGTTTTAGCATTTGAATATCTAAATCCGGAAAATGTTAAGATAGTATTAGAGTTAAATAATTACGGAAACACTTTATTAGCTGAAATGCCACATGTTTTTGAAGGAAATAATGAATATGGATCTGCCATATTTGCTAGATATAAACATAGAGTAGACGCAACTGAGGAAAAAGTAGGTCTAAAAGTAGGAGAAAATAAAAACTTAATGGTTAAAGATTACCAAGACCTAATGTTATCAAAAGGATTCTCTATAAACAACGAAGAAACTATCAGAGAAATAACAACATTTGTTAAACACACAACAACATCAGGGAATACAAGGTATGCTGCTGATGTTGGACATGACGACTGCGTTATGACTATTGTGAATACAACTTCTATTTTTCCTAAAAATGAATATAAGGAAATGGTGGAAGAATGGGCTAATAAAAATACTGATAAAGAATTACTATCTTATATAAATCAATGCTTGAATAATATAGACTTTGTAGAAGGGGTTGATTACGGACAAGTTCTAAAAGTTAGAAAACAGTTCATGAATCGAAATAAAAACACTTACAAAAGTGGAGATTGGTTTGGTAGAAAATTATAAGTTAACCTCCATAGTAACTGATAACCCAGCAGTTTTCAATTTTTCTTTCATAATTGAAATTGTATCATAGTCACCATACTTAACATCACATTTACCATTGAAATGAACAATATGAGCACATTGAGAAGCTTGTTCTTCATCATGTTTACATATTTTCATAAGACAAGTTATAACCCAATCAAATGTATTATAATCATCATTATGTAAATCTAAACGATATGGTTTAGATAGAATTTCTTCAACTTTTGATTCTGTTTTTTTCTTAGTAATTGTATCCATATACTATTTATTAATTTTTAATTGTCTTTGTTGTCTTATTCTTAACATCAACAATTGTAACGTCACAAGATTGTTCTTTCGCCCATTCCTCAAACCTAACTAAATGTTCATGTCTATCATCATACATAACAAAATGATCACAACCGGTCTTTTCAATCATTTCCTCAAAAAGAGTTGTCTTAAAAATATAGGTGTCTCCACCCCAGTTCAAGTGAACTTCATCAAATGATAAATTGTGTTGATTTAAAATCTTATCGATATTCTCTCTCATACCAATGACTTTTTTTAGTCGACCAGTAGCCATAATAAGATAAGCATCTTGATCAGAAACCGCATCTAAGTATCTTTGGTAAACCCATTCGTTTTTTGGAACAGAAAATACATCACTATCTAAAGTTTCTGCTTTACCCCACCAACCGTTATATGGCCAAGATAATCCTGTAGTTTTTTCCCAATATTTTTTCCCCTCAATGTGGTCAGGCGTGTGACAAAGTGTATCGTCGAAATCAAATGAATATAATGTTTTGCTCATGTC